TACCCATTCGGCTAAGGGAATGAGCTTGTCAATGAGCTGGGCAACGACCGGCAACAGGGCCGCGCCGATTGATTCTTTGGCTTCGCCAATTTGGATGCTCAGATTGCGCATCCGACCCTCGGCTGTTTGGGCTGCGTCTGCCGCGGCACCACCAGTGGTGTAGGCCAGTACGTCCATGACCTCGGTGAAGGTCAGGCCGTCGCTGATAAGCGGAATGAGGCTTGCGTCAAGGGCGCGCAGGCCTTTCATGTTGCCGTTGTAGGCCTTGGACAGGGCGTCGGTGACCGTTGCCAGGTCCTTACCGGTCGAGGCTGAAATGTCTTGGGCCTGCACGAGGAGCTGCTGGGATTGCTCAAGACTGCCAGTGGCTTGGACGAGCTGTGCCAGTGCCGGGCGAAGGTCGTCGTCGGCAACAGCTGTGGCACGCGACAGCGAGCTGATGAATTCCTCGGTGGCGGCAATGTCCTGCTGAGTGGCCGAGGCTGAGCGCTCCAGTACGCCTGCTAGCTGCACCTGGGCTGCCTGGTCCTCCATTGCGGCCTTGGTGGCGCCACCGAGCGCGACGGCGAGCCCACCGATTGCTGCGGCAGCAGGAATAGCGGCTTTCTTGAGGGCGAATTGGGCTTTCTGTCCGACCGTCTCAAGGCTCTTAAATTCCTCAATTGCACGGCTAACACCCTTGCCGTCAAATTCGCTAATGATGGGAATTGTTACAGCCATTAGGAAACCAGCCTACGGCTAGTGGCGTCAGCGATTTTGTCAGCGACCTTTTCGATTTCGTCCTGCACGTCCTGGGCGCGGCGCTCGTAGCCGGGCCACATAAACCGTGATGCGCGACCAAAGCGCTTCTCAAGCTCGGCAATCATGATCTGGCCGCGCGGCGTTGACCCGCCGCGTTTGCCAGCCATGTCAGCCACGGTTCCGCCAGCGCTTTTCAGGACGACCTTGAGCACGGCCAAAGAATTGCCGCGCTTACGAGTATCGACTTTGGCTGCAATTGATTTTGAGACTGTGGTCGTGCCCCAAGGAAAGATTGCGCCACCTTTCCAGCTCCGGGCAAAGCCTGACAGCGGGGGTTCGCTGGGCAGGTTGCCGCGGACCTCGTCAATGACGGGCTTAAGGATTTGCTTAAAATCTTTGACGATTTCTTTGCGCAGGTCGGGCTCAAGCTTGGACAGCTCGCGCAACGTCTCCTTGACGCCAACCACGGTGATGCCAGCGCTGGCGGTCATCGGTGTCCCTTTCGCGCTGCCTTGCGAGCTAATAGTTGTACGGTAGCTAAATCCTGTAATCCGAACTCAATATCGCTAGGCCAGTAGCCGGTAGTCAGCAGCAGGTCCGCTAGCTGGCGTCGGACGCTGCCGCTTCCGTAGGGTTTACTGACGCGGCCTCCACGTTGATCAGTTCATCCAAGCAGTCGCGAAATTGTTCCCAGGGACGGTTTTCTTTGCCCAGTTTGGTCAGTTTGTGCCAGAACAGGAAACTAATGTCGTCAAGCGTGGCGTCGTTGGCCAGCTTTTTGGAGCTGGTGCCGTGTTTGTCTTCCCAAGCACAAATGGTGCCCAGGTTTGTGGTGACGGTGTCTGTGACGATTTCGCCTGACGGCTGTGCGTAGGCGACCGTGATTTTTAGTTTCACGGGGTCGTGTCTTCGACGAGCGTGCCACCGCTGACGGTGACCTCAACCTCGGACAGCTCGCCGACGGTTGCGTTGACGACGTCAAACGACTCAAAGAACGCGCCAGTGAGCTGGTATTCGACGTTGCTTACGGAAATGGCGCCCGAGCTGCGTCGTGCCGCGGCGTAAACGTTGGTGCCGACGAGCGCCGACAGGGCGTTGGCCATTGTGTCGTTTACCAACAGGGTGGCCGTGATTACGCAGTCCGTAAGGCCGCCGACACGGTAGTAGCCGGTGTTGCCAAAGCTGCTGGCGTCGAGGGCGTCACGCGACTTGGTCACGACGACCGATTTGCACTGGTCGGTGTAATCGACAACCGATCCAACGGCGGCGCCGATCTTAAAGACACCTGAGGGAAGCAACGTAGTCGGGTTCGCCATGTAGAAAGCTCCTTTGATTGTGGGCACGCAGGCCCGTTGTCATTCTAAGCGTTCGCCTGCACTTTAGTCACAAGGATCAGCTCATAGGCAGGGTACTCGGCGCCGCCGACTTGCTGAACGATCGGCCGCGCCGATTTGAGCCCGATTTTGCCTTCACGCACTTTGTCTGCAATCTCGAGCAGCTTCGTCAGTGCGTTCTTGTTGCCTGGCCCAGTGCCGATCACCGTGACCGCGAATTCGAGCTCGGCCACGTTGTTGCTGTGCATCGTGATTGATGGGGCCTGCACCAGGATGCCTGGCGGGTTGATGTTGCGAGGGTCGTCGGCAATCGTGAGGCCCGTGGCGGTGCCCAGGGCGCTTACAAAAGCGTTGTAGCCGTCGTTAAACGCGTTGTCTGGCATCAGGCCACCTGCGGACGGTTGCAACCGAGCAGGCGCAGGATTTGACCCATTGAGCCGCCTGTAGGGGCTCCTGTGGCCAGCGGATCAAACGATGCGAACTGGTCAATCGAGCCAGCTTCGCGGTACAAAGCGCCTGCGTACATAATCGTCCCGAGTAGGACGTCGGCGCTGGGCACTGTGCTGAGGCTGGCGTCAAAGTAGCCCGACTCTTGCCGGCGACGGTATGCAAATTGGTTGGCGGCGTTGACTGAGAACGTGGCGCGGTCGTAATCGACGCTCGGATTGGTGAACGTGATGCCCAGGTACTTTTCTAGCTGCGCAAGTGTCATCCAAGTGCACGTGAGGGTGTACGTGGCGGTGCCTGACGCGGCTTGACGCTGTACGTCGGCTGTGGTCAGGCTGAATTGGACCTGGTTTAAGTAGATCGGGCCGTCAATGTCGTAAATGGGGTCACCCTGGTCACTGACGTCCACAAGGAGGTAATGCGGAAGGCCAGTAACGACGCGCGCACCGTCAAACGGTGAGCCCATCCCGGACAGGGTGACCGATTGGCCAACCTCAATCTGATGTTCCTGTAAAAGCTGAACGATGGCGACGTTTTGGATTACCTGTTTATGGGTAACCGTGTACGTCGCCATCGTTGGCAGCCTTGGAGGAGGACTTTACTTAGGCTTTGAGGATCTTGACGAACTTGGTCGCATCGGCCATGAACGCAGCTGCGTAGCCGCGGAAGGCAATCGTGCGTCCGAGCGTCGAGGGCACATCGATGCTGATGGCACCCTTCTGCTGTTCGTAGAACTCGAAGCCTGCGGCCGCGCCGGCAGCGTGGCCGACGACGCCGTTAAGGCCGCCCGATCCAGTGCCACCAGCCATGTTCTTGTCAACGACGAGGACGAGGCCCAACGGGTTGCCGTTCCAGCTGTTCGCGGCGAGCGTGCCAGCCGTGTTGGTGCCAGTGAGGTTCGGGGCTCCGACAAACGGGAACACAGGGCGGTTCGCGTCGTCAACCATCATGCCGATCTTGGCCCAGGTGATCGGGGCAACGAAGTAGTGCGTCGGCAGGTAGTTGGACGTGTTGCTGATCTGGTACGCGGCGCCGTAGATGCACTCAATGAGGTCCTTGGGCTCGTAGTTGTTCAGCGTCTCAAACTGGGTCACACCCGAGACCATCGTGTCGACTGCGTAGTTGTCGGTGGCCTGACCGTACGCGACGGCGAGCTGATCGAGGACGATTGCGAGGCTGTTCGGGTCGGTCCAGTCAAGGTCCTGCTCGGACAGCGTGACGTAGGTGCCGAACGTGAGCTTGCTAATGTCCGTGTTGGACACGCCAACCGTCGAGGGGTCAAGGGCGTTCAGCTGGCCCGTGGGCTGCTGCGTGACAACAGGGCGGGTCGTGATCTTGGGACGACGGAACGTTGCGCCACCCTGCGGCATTGCGCGGGCGCCGATGGCCGACACGAAGGGGCGGACCGCATTGAGCCCGTCATAGACGCTGCCCACAATTGTTTCCGGAAGGATGCCAGGTGTATCGGCAGTCGTGATATCGGGCGCGGCGGCCTTGATGTTGGCGTTGAGCTGCGCGAAGTCCGAACCACCGCGAACAAACGCAGCCATGTATTCGGTCGGCGACGGCAGCTTAAACGACTTCTTTGCTTCGGCCCACAGCGGCGCCGAAACTGTCTGCGGCTGCGCCGAGACGGCTGCCGCGCTTTCGATCTGAACGTCCTTGGTTGCTTCCACTTGTGGGGTCTCCTGTTGTGTGCCCTCGGCCGCTGCAACCTCGGTGATTTGGGCACCGGCAAACGCCGGCGCTGTGACTAACGATAGTTCCTGCCACTCGCCTTTAGCAACCACGAGGGTGCCTGACTCGTCGTAGGAAGCATCGATCGGGTTGACGCCAACCGAAACGGAGTCGATGGCGCCGTCTTTAATCAGCTCGATGACGTCGGCTCCGTCGCGGGTGTTGCTGATTTTGGCGGTGAAAAGCATGCCCTTTTCGGAGTCCATGCGGCCAGTAACCACGCCGACAGGCTGAGTTGAGTCGTGATATTTGAGCAGTTTGGGGGCTTTGCCGCGGACGGGGAGGCTTCCGGGCAGGAACTTGACGCGGGTGCCGTCAGATACGGTCGCCTCAACGTTCCAGGGCACGGCAATGCCGCTGATTGACCGCGGCGTCTCGCCTTCCTCGGCAGTGACGAACGTGTCGGTGGCGGTGAGTCTGATCATTGGTCGTCTCCTTCGTTTTGTCTGGCTGAGGGCTCGGGGGCAGCGTTTCCGTCACCCTCAGCCATATCGTTTTCCTCCAAGTAGGCCTTGACGTCAAGCTCAATGTATCTGCCGCGCGGCGTCACGTTGTTCATGCTCAACGTTTGTTCCATTGCGTCGATAAATGGTTTGGCGCCGAACAAGTAAAGGTCTTGTCGAGCTTGCTGTGCGTTGGCGTACGTCATTGATGACGTGTTGATGCCGACCAAGTACGGCGGAATGTTTGCAATGCGTGCCATCTCAAGCGCTTGGTGCTCACGAGATTCGACTGACTGCATTTTTGACGGGTCAACGTATTGCGGCTCAAAGCTGACGAATTGGTTGAGCGCGGCGATCGCGTTTGCTTCACGTGCTTCGGCGAACGCGGCGGCCATGTTGGCGAGCTCCTCGGAGCTCATCGGCTCGCCGTCAACTTGCTTGAGGACGCCTGAAGGGATTTGGTTGCGTGCGAAGCGTTCGGCTGACTCGTCAAGGTTGCGTGCGGTGCGGATTGACCGGGCGCCCATTGACAAAAGGCCTTGGATCGGCGAGAGAAACTGCACGACGTCCGCAGGGTTCAGATCAAGGCCGTTAAACGTGATTTGTTTGGACGGTCCAAACCATTGCGGGCCTGCCTGGTCGCGTGTTTGGACGTCCGCGGCAGGGATCCACGTAAATTCGGCGGGGAAACCGTTACCAAACCGTTTGGTAACGACCCAAAACGCGCGTCCGTAGAAAATCATGTCGTCGGCGGTCCAGCTGAGAATGAAGTTGCGTGTGACGTTGGGGTCGGGCTGATCAAACCACACGTCGTCAGGCATGTAGGCCTTTTCGTATTCTTGTTCGGTCGCGTTCCAACGCCAGCTGTATTGCTTAATCGTGAGCGCGCCAATCATCGAACAGATTAGGTCGCGGGCCCGGCTAATTGTCGGAATGTTGATGGCCTGGAGACGGTCAAACCCCGTCATGTAGGTCATGAAGTTGCCGACGTTGGGGTTGCCCGCGGCACCGACAGCTGCTCCGATCGCGGCGTGCGATGCGGGTTTGGCGGTTTGCAAGCCTGAGAAAATGCCCATGATCAGTCAAGCCTAGGCGCCAGCGCGCACAAACGCGATCGCTGGGCGTGTCACGTTTGGTCGCGGCTTGGACATGAGGCCTGCGGCCCACACTAGGCAGCGGGCTAGTTCGATTGGCCCCGGTGATTTGGTAGAGGAAAGCGCAATTGCCCCAGGCGTTCGGACCGCAACAGCGCGCCCGACGTGTTCGGCGAGCATTGTTTCTCCTGTGTGCTGGAGTTTGTTTTCGGTGATGGATTGTCGAACAGCTCCAGTGAAGCTCGTAATTTCTCGGTAGCCCACGACAACGCGACGGCGAGCCAGTGCACTAGGACAGTGAACGTCCAGAGTTGGAGTAATCGCCACCGTGAGACCTGGATTGCGTGAGACTTCACGCTCCACATTGTCCCATAATGCGGCAAGGGTGTCGCACATAAATGCGACGGTTGCAGTGAGTACGTTTTCGGCGTTGTGGTTGACGCGGACTGCGCAATAACGGCCGTCATCAACACTGACCTCGCAGGCCAGGACGCCGCCTGGTAGCGGTGGCAGGTTAGTGGTGCGTTCTTTCCATAGGCCTGGCGACAGCCAACCTGTTTCGGTTTGGACCCACAGGTTGACTGAGCTGCGCAGAAAGCCGGCACGGTTCGGGGCGTGCGATTCGTCCTCAAGGGTGTCAATTGACAGGGTGTAGCCGAGGGCTGGGTTGGCGTATTCCCATGCCGCGGCGGTCATCGGGTCTAGCTCGGGGGGTGGTGAGTATTCGGCAAGGTAGAGCGGTGGCTTTTCCCCGGTGTCGATAACGCGGAGGCCTTCCTCACGCCATTTGAGCATGGCAATGGATTCCTCGGTGCCTGCTGTGGACCACATTGACAGCAGCGGGTTGCGTCGAGCGCGCTGGGTTGGACGCAAGCCAATGTCAAGTGTTTCGGTGTCTACGCCGAACAGCTCGTCAACGATGATCAGGTCGCAGCTCAAGCCGTGACCAGCGGACGGCTTGGCTGCGCGCACCAACCATTTGTTCGCACCAACCTTCATCTGGTTACGGCCATAGGCCCAAGTGACGTCGCGTTTATCCAAACCAAACTTGGCTTCCAGGATCGGCGCCAAATCCTGAAACAGCGCGCACGCCAGGTCTAGCCGGTGCGCCGTCGTGAGTATGGTTTGCGGCTCCTCCCATACTTTCGTAAGCCACCATCCGACGAGGGCTTTGAGCGCGGCGGTTTTTCCGTTTTGTCGGGCCACCGAGACAAGGCTGACATGGTTGAGAAATTGTCCATCGGCTCCAAACGCAAGCTGCTGATCCAGGACCCTTCTCTGCCAGGGCATGAGCTCGATACCCATGATCCGTGAAGCCCACTCAGCGACCTCAGGCCCGTAGGTTCCTGCGGGTTCAGGGACGATCGTTTCCAATCGCGGCAGGTCATGACCTTTTCCTTTCTTGCTGGTTTCTTTCCTTTCGGATAAAGAGAACGA